TATTGAGAAACATAATTTCAAATTGAACTTTGACCACATACCAAAGGAAACCAATGAGAGCAATATGTCCTAAATGTAGCGGTTCACATCTTCGAAAAAAAGGTATAGTATATTCTAAATCGTATGAATGTAATGTGCAGCGGTGGATTTGTGTATCGTGCAAAAAGCAATTTCAAACTCCAATCAATGCACCGATTAACGATCTGCCAAAGATATTACTGTTTGATATAGAAACATCACCGATGGAAGTATATGTTTGGGGATTGTATAAGCAATTCATTTCTCATAATAATATAATTAAAGATAAAAATGGCAACGAGAAGTCGTGGTATGTTTTATCGTGGGCAGCGAAGTGGTTATACGATGACGATGTTATGTCTGATATAGTAACACCAGAAGAAACAAAAGAACGCAACGATAAACGTGTTTTAAAATCAATTTGGAAACTATTTGACGAAGCTGATATTGTAATTGCTCATAATGGCGATAGGTTTGATATCCGTAAACTAAACGCCAGATTCATTGAGCATGAAATGAATCCACCAACACCATACAAAAGTATTGATACGCTTAAAATAGCACGAAAAGAGTTTGCCTTTGTATCATATAAACAAGACTACTTGACAAAACACTTTAAATTAAATCAAAAATTATCAACAGAGTTTAAGTTGTGGGTTGATTGTATAAACGGAAATCAAGAAAGACTTGATGAAATGGTAGAATATAACAGGCACGACGTAATGGGATTAGAGCAAGTATATTTAAAACTACGTCCCTACATAAAGAATCACCCAAATCTTGGTGTATTGATGGATATGGATGTTTGTCCGAGTTGTGGTTGTGAGTATTTAGATCAGACAGAAGCCAATTACTTTACAGGAGCCAACAGATTTACAGTTTACAGATGTCAAGCTTGTAAAACGCCATACATAAGACACAAACAAAATTCAAATTATGTAAAAACAAACTTGCGAAGTGTGTCAAAATGAGCGACAAGATTATATTTCACAGCGTAAAGGATAAAACAGTCAACAATCTTATTAACAAAATATCTAATCGTGCTGTAAAGTCAAACGCAAAACACAATAATACAATTGATAACGTAAGTAAAACCACATTAGAGTGGTTAAATGAATCATTAGAGGAGGCTATGGATTTATGCGTGTACTTACAACGAGCAATAGAACAGGAGAGCAAAAATGATTGAAACAATAAAACATTTATTAGGTCTTTGTGGTGAACCGCATGGATTAACGCATATATTATTAATGTTTGGTGGTAGTATATCTGGTTTATTTGTTTATTTAAAACTAAAGACTAAAAGTGCCGAAGAAAAAATACATTAAAAGACCATTTCCTTGCAAGGGAGTGGATTGGAAAAAATTGAGGGCAAACCAAAATAATTTAAAAGAAACTAACCCTAAACCAGAAAAAAATAAGGTTTAGGCGTGGATACACTTAATAAAGTTAGGTTTTTTAGGTTAGCATTGGGGTTGGCAAACCATGCCCTCAATAAAAATTAGGAGTATAAATGCCTAATAAAGCTGCAAAACAAAACAAAAGAAACAAAATGCTAAAGCGTAAAGCAATAGCAGAATACAAAGCAAAAAAACGAAGGGAGAAAAAAGATGGAAAAGCAATACGTGAACGGATGTAGAATTGTTAAGAAAGAATTTGACAATGGTGGTAGTGTACTTAACTGTTCTTTTAAATTAGAAGATATTCAAGAAATGTCAGAAAATGGTTGGGTAAACCTAACTATTGCAAAAAGACGTGAGCCTTCTGATAAAGGAGCGACACACTATGCGTATAAGAACGAGTTTAAGCCAAAGAATGATGATGAAGGAGTGCCATTCTGATGGATGCGATAGTCAAATTAGCCGGTTCAATCTTATCGATGGGCGTTGGTTTAGTTCTGATTGCATTTGGAGTTATTGTTATATATGTAATTACTGATAATATATATAAACAATTTTTTAAATAATATGGAAGGTTATAACGAAGAAGCTGCTGATCAAGTTGAAAAAGCAATAAAGAATTTAAACGTCTGGAAGAATTGTGTAGAATATTTATATGAACGTGATTCTTATGATAAACAAGAGTTAAAATTTGCAGTTGCAACAGAAAAGGGATGGCTGCATCTTACTGATTTACAGAAGGATATAATGTTTTTTCATGTAATACAAGGCTTCTCGTTTACTTTAATATCAGACATTAAAGGAATAAGCCCTCAAGCGGTAAGTCAAGCGTTTCATCGTGCTTGTAAGCACTTCCAGATAGTTTAAATTAGCCTAATATAGTAGAGGGTTGTCTTATTGCCCCACCCGCATTTCTGGCAAATCAGACGAATGAAAAGGCGGTAAACAGGAATAATAAGCGTAACTCTTTCCGGAAAGATGATACGATACGACTATAAATGCTATCATTGCCTTTGGGTATGGGAAACCATTAAAACAATGGATGACGATTCCGAAGAACAATGTACGAAGTGTGATTCACACAATACAGGGAAAGTAATTTCACCTGTTAGATTTATTTTAAAAGGATCGGGATTCCACGACACAGACTATGATAAGTATGGTGCTAAATAATATGCCCGTTCCACCTAAAGCAGTTGCAGAAGCAGCACGTGTTGCTTTAGACAGAAGAAGAAAGGCACCGGTTTCTAAAAAGGGAGGTACTTTAGTTGGTGTCGCAAGAGCAAGAGATTTATCAGCCAGAAGAAACATACCATTGCAGACAATAAATAGAATGGTTAGTTTTTTTGCACGTCACGATACACCCGCTGAAAGACGTAATCGGAGAGTTGATCCTAATGGTCGTGCTTCGATATCGTGGGGATTATGGGGTGGCAATCCGGGTAGGACGTGGGCAAACTCTGTAAAAGAAAGGGAAGAATAATGCCAAAAGGAATAGGTTACGGAAAGAAAAAAGGGAAAGCCGCAAAGAAAAAAGTAGGAAAAAGAAGAAAGAAATCATCTTATGGCTACTAATTTAAAAGGCGTTAATCTTAAAGGATTGACTAAAACACAAAAGTCACAGATGCAGACACATAAAGTACACCACACTAAAAGACACTTGTCAAAGATGGCTACTGAAATGCGTAGAGGTAAGACATTCGCACAGAGTCATAGCACAGCACAACGAGCAGTTGGTAAGTGAAAGACAGGGAAGGCATTGCACTTAACGTGGAATTAGTTGGTATAAAGAATCTAAAGACTACACACACGTGGCGATTAGAGTTTGATGTATATGAAATTGATTCGCACAAAGTAAAATATTTAATGGATAAGATTGATAAGCCGGTTGTTGTTGGGATAGTAGACAATGGCTGAACAGGCGGTAAAGAGGCGGTCAAATGGACAATTTGTCAAAGGAAATAATGAAGGACAAAAGTTTAAACCCGGTCAATCTGGAAATCCAAATGGACGCAATGGTTCAATTGCTGATTTATTTAAAGAACTTGCAGATGTAGAAGATGATAATGGCAAGACAAGCAAAGAAAAGATTTTAAATAAGATTATAAAGATGGCAGAGAATGGTTCATTAAAAGCTGCTGAAATGTATATGAACCGAGTTGAAGGTAAACCAAGAGAGTATATTGAGCAACACGTTAGAAAAGATGAGATAATAATTGAGTGAAGTTTCGCATAAAAAAAGACAAGATGCTCAAACATCAGCGGCAATTCTGGGATATGCCCAATCGAATTGTCCTGTTAGTTGGGGGATACGGCTCGGGCAAGACGTACATCGGAGCATTGAAATCCCTGTACATGAGTTATTTAAACAATCCTGTACCGGGGATGTACATATCGCCTTCACATCAGTTAGCGACAAAGACAATAATTATAACGCTCAAGGAGCTATGTAATCGTGCGGGAATCGATTACACCTATAATCAGCAACGTAGTGAATTTATATTTCACAATTGGAATGGTAAATTATGGCTTGGCTCGGGTGATAAACCAGATTCGTTACGTGGCCCGAACATTGGATGGGCAGTTATAGATGAACCTTTTATACAAAAGCGAGAGGTATTTGAGCAGATGATTGCACGTGTAAGACATCCAGATGCAAAGAAGTCGCAGATATACCTTACAGGTACGCCAGAGCAATTGAATTGGGGCTTTAATCTTGCAAATGATACTAACCTCGACATTGGTATAATACAGGCTTCTACGCTTGATAATCCACACTTGCCAGATGACTATAAACAGAGTTTATTACAGGCTTACTCTGAAGAACAAATTGAAGCGTATGTGTATGGCAAGTTTGTTAATCTTACACAAGGCAGAGTGTACAAAGACTTTGATAGGGAAAAGCACGTTGTAGAACGTCCCGATCTAAAGAATAGTGGATTGCCTATTGGTATTTCAATGGACTTCAACGTTGATGCGATGAGTTCAGAGATATTCTATATAGGCCCTAATTGGATACACGTATTTGATGAGGTAAGACTAAAGAATGCAACAACATATGATATGGTTGAGGAATTGGTCAAAAGGTATCCAAAAGCAAGGATATTTCCGGACAGTTCGGGTTCAGCCAGAAGGTCATCAGCAGTTGCGAGTGATCATCAAATCATTAGGTCGCACCCGGGTTATAGTATATCAGCACCTAAAGCTAATCCACCTGTGCGTGAGCGTGTTAATTCAGTTAATAAGCTAATACGAGAAGGCAACTTCTCTTGTGAAAACTGTCCTAATCTAATTATGGACTTCGAGCGTAATGTATGGCGTGGTAATGATATAGATAAAAGAGATGCTAATCAGAGTCATGCAAGTGATGCAATCGGTTATGGTATTAATAGGTTGTTCCCGGCAAGACGTAGAGTCATGGAGAGTGTAACGTGGTAACGTTCTTATTTGGTGTGTCAATTGCTTTTAATATTTTATTTGGTAGTTTGTGGGTATATGGTATGTACTTGGACAAAAGATTTAAAAGGGAAGCAAACAGATTAGTTGACGCTCATATAATGAGGTCTAAATCATTTAATAATTGGAAATATGAAGCATGATGACAGTAAACGACATAGTGTTACCCGACCTATCCGAAAAGGTTGTTCTTGAATCAGTAAGAGCAGCGCAAAAGGGATTTGAAGAAAAAGAGAACGCAGAAAGAGATACCGCTCTCGACTTTTATTATCACAGGAACGTAGACCAACATATAGAACAATGGTTTTCTCCTTCTACGTTAGAGCAAGTACCTGTCTTTCCACAAAAGATTGTGCCACGTTTCTCTCGTGCCAGAAATATGTTATACAAAAACTCTCCCAAACGAATGATTAATGGTGAACAAGCTGATGATTATTTGGCGATGACACATCACTTGGATACAGTTACAAGAGAGTTTAATGAAACTGCGTGGCTTACAGGAAGCATGGCATTTCGCAGTAAGTTTGGACGTGACAAAGTAGAGTACGATATTATACCGAATTACAAAAGATATTATTTAGATGGTGAGTCACATCCTTTTGGTGTGTCGTATGAAGTAGGTCGTGACCACCGCAACAATCGTATATTTGTGTTCTGGTCTGAAGCAAGAGAAGGCGTACCCGGTATTCATATGAAGTTTGACCAAGCGGGACGTGTTATACAAGTAAACGAGGACAATGTTAATCCATACGGAGTTATACCTGTTACGTTTGTTGATTACACAACAAGTGCAGCTGATGTAATACGTGCAGCAATTCAGATTGGTATCGCTAACACAGAGATTGCATTGGCAGAGCGTTTTGCGTTTGGACAGCCTGTTGTGACAGGAGCAGACGAAGTATCTAAAATTAAACTTGGTATTGATCGTGTGCTTTTATTAGGAGAAGGACAAACATTTTCTTTTGTTGGTAATCCCGGCTCACTTACAGAGATGATTCAAGTAAGTAAATCATTTGCTAACCAGACAGCGATTAACAATCATCTGCGTATTAAATGGGATGAATCTGGTAACGCACCAAGTGGAACTGCCTTGAAGATTATGGAAATGGAGAATCTCGAATCACGTGTGTCAGATATACCTAAATGGAGGGATTGGGAGCATGAAAGATATAAAGTTGATAGGGAGATTATTCGTGTACATACGGGCAAAGATATGGGTGAGAATTATGCGGTGGACTTCGCAGAAGTAGAGTTCCCACTTGACCAAAGCGAAGAATTTGCACGTCTTGAGTTCATGATGGACAAGGGATTGATGGACAGGACTGATTTG